CTAAAGCTAAGCCGTTAACGGTCACTTCAGCGGTGGCCTTGTTGCCGGTTACCTCTGCAGGTAAAACCCACAGCTCACCTGAGGTATCTACAGCCTTGTAAGCTTCCACAGCCAGAGCAAGCTCTGAGCCACGACCAAACAGGGTTCTTGCCTTTGCAACAGATGATACAAAGACAGGCACACCGTTCTTTGCAGTACCGTCAGAGGTCTTCTGACCTACAAGTAAAGACTTGTATGTGGCGGTTGCAGTGTTAGCCATGCTGTTGTCAACCTCTGCATAGAACAGAGGAACACGCACGTTGCCTGGAATATTATTGAATGAAACAGGCATTTTTTATCTCCTAAAATAATAAGAAAATCAAAAGTTAATTAACATCAAATCTTGTCGAATGCTCAATAATGCCATCAGGCTTATCACCTTTAATAAAGTCAACATCAAGCTTCGCTCTTTCAAACTCAGGCATCTCATCAATGACAGTCTGAATGTGTGAGGAATCCTGACGTAACTCGTAAGATGAGCTGAACTGCATATCAATCATTGCCCATGGACCTACAGGCTGTAGGAACGTGAAACCCTGATATGACATAGCGCTGAACTGGTCATCCGGAACCGGAGCAAAGCCCATAAGGGCCTTTCTCACCACTGTAGCTACATCATCAAGTGCATCTGCACCCAGCTGGCCGTGAGAATCGACCTTGCTTACCGCAACGAATACATCGAATGTGACGCTCACTGTCTGCATGTAAGATACGGCAGATGTCTGCTCTGACGCGCTCTCCTGAGTGCATACCACCCAGCAGGCTGGAAGTCCTGCAGGGTTCAAGTCAGGCTTGAGTTTAAGGTCAATCCATTCCTTAAGACCAAAGACTCGCCCTTTAAACACCGGACATCTGTCTTTTAACTGTTTAATTATGGGTAGGGTCTTCATAGTCGCTCCTCATCAAGAGCTTTACTGATGAGCTCTTGGATCTGCTTTTCATTCTTGTCTGCTTCAACGTCTAAAGGGTTGACTCTCTTTACAAGGTCGCCCTTTTTACGACCGTAAAACAGAGGTGCAGGATAGAACATCTTTTCAGTGTTGGGCTTGTTGAATACAACCGCAGACCATAACCCCGGAGCGCGTTTTGCACTCTCAGTCTTAACTGATTTACGCAGGTCGCCTGTCTGCATTCCTGGTATTTCACCGGGGGAGGACTTGTGTTTTCTGCTTAAGTCCTTTCGTGACTTTCTGGCAATGAGCTGAGCACCTTTCCTTAAGGCTTGAATCAGTGGTTTTCTGTCAAGCTCTTCTAATCTGAAGATGTTCTTTTTATCCCACTTAACCGAAATCATCTTCAAGCTCCACAATGCCTGACGATGAAACTGTGTCATAGTCTCCAAGCTCAACAGCCTCAATGACGGTGAACTTGCCCTGACCGTTGGCGTCAGTCACTCTGACAGGTCTTAACATACGCTGACCGTAGACGATATAGACTCCGTGGCCAATGGTCACATCATCAATAACGCCCTTTCTTGTTCTCACCCATAAACGATGAGTAGCGCGCTCTTCGGTCTGAACACCATCAAAGTGATATGAACCTGTAGGTTCAATCTTTGCCCATACCAAAGCAATAACTGTGTCTGTAGCCTGAGCTGTGCCCTGTGTGGTAGGGTCTTCGTGGCGTGTAATCAGAGTTATACGCTTGTTGAGTTCTCCGGCTGTGGGAGTTGATATGCTCATAATGTCTCCTCAACAGGTCGGTTGTACATTATATATGGATCAAGCAGGTGCTTATGGAAAACGTTATAAGTGCCCTGCTCGTTCAACTCTCTATGTGCGTACATATCGCCAACTTCACAAAGGATGAACTGTTTAACTGTTGGTGGCACCTCTTCGATTGAGCGTGCTAAAGCCATATCATCAGATCTAAACAAAATTTCTCGATTCAGAGCCTGTTCAGCAATCTGTGTAGCTGCAAGAATATACTGCTCAATAAGTCCGTCTTCTAAATCAAAATCAATTCTTAAATGAGCTTTTACATCGTCAAGCGTTACAGGCGCAAGTGGTATTGATGGAACATAAGGCATTTTGTTTAGATCCAATAAAAAAAGAGGGCATAAAAAATGCCCTCAACAAGGAGTAGTTATATGAAGAATATTACTCGGTCAGAGCAAAATTACCTGCAAGGATAAGCTCTGGCATTTCAACAGCGAATCCTAAACGGCGATTTACTCGTAAGGTGTACATGTTGCTCTTGAAGTTGTCGCCATCCTGATCAGAAATTCTGAACTGCAGAGCCTGACGGTCGTATACAGTTGCTGCCTGACGGAAGTTACCTAACACATATTTACCGGTTGGAATTAATGAGTTGGTAATTACAGGAACGCCCCACAGTGACTTGGTTGCTAAAGACTGAGGACCACCTAAAAGGTAGTTGCCCTTGTTGTCTTTTAATAAGCATAACTTGGTCCAGTCAGCTGGATTGAATAAGAAGTATTCAGGCTTAATGAATAACTTCTCGAAGTCAGCCTTAATTAAGAGGGCAAGGTCAAACAGAGTTGCGCCTGATGATGGTAAATCAGTTCTAATAGCTGCAGTGTGGTCAGTATGGTTACCGGTCTTTAAAATACCGCCTAACTGGGTGTCTAAAGCACCGTTAATCATCTGATTCTCAACGTTAAACTGTAACTTGTACTGCATCTTAGAGTTGATGTATGCAGCAAAAGCAGCTTCGTTGGTGATGAGCTGATTAGTTACATATGCAAAAGCACCAATATCAACTACAGAAGCGGTCTGTAATGATGGCTTTGTGAAAGTGGTCTGACCGTATGCGTTGCCTTCTGCAGTAATTGCAGAACCATCGTTAACAGCACCACCTTTTAAGTAGTTGATAGCATCTACTGTTACAGGTACGTGAGTAAATAAGTCTTCTAAGCCTAATGCCTGCTCTGGTAAGGTCTTCCAGCCAGCCTCATAAGCTGGTAATAAAGTACCGCGAGTAACGGTATTAGCAGCGCCTGACATACCGGTGCCTTCAGGTGCGGTCTTAACTTCGAATGATAAAGAACCACCCTTATATGACTTGATGTCTGCTGATTCTGCAGCCTTCTGACCGATTGTCTTTAATGACTGGCGGTCTTCGTTGATGCCTTTTACGGTGTTGTCTAATGACTGAGTTGCATCAGCTAAAGCCTTTGCAAGTTCAACCTGCTTCTCACCTAAAGCCTTTAACTCTGCGTCATATGCTTTCTGAGAAGTCTTTGACTGCTCAATTTCTGAATGTAAGTTCTTTAAATTGCCTTCGATTGCGTCGAGGGACTTGTTGATATTTTCTAAATCAGACATGATTGTCTCCTGTTAATTAAAATTTGTTGGATGCCAGACGTTCTAATCGTTCTGACACAGATTTAAGCTCATTAGCTTCAGAATCACTCTGACTAAATACGCTTTTAGCTTTGCTTATTAAAAGCATTGCTTCTTTGCGCGAACATCCTAAGTCCCTCAGGATATCCTCGATATCTCGTACACTTTCAGCGTTTTCTGTAAGTGACTTGATATCAGTTAATGTGGCTTTAGCTTCACAAGGAATACCAACAACTGAAATCTCTGGTAAACGCTGAACGTTCTTAATTGTTCTTATACCGCTCTTCTTGTCTACTTCCCAGTCATCCCAATCCATCATGAGATTTACTGAAAGGCCGTTTAAAGAGCCGAATTTAAGAGCACTGTATACCTGCTTTGCTAAATCCAGGTCTAAGTTAAGTCTGCCCTTAACAAATAATCCTTTATCATCAGTTCTGATTTCTTCCCAAATACCAATTGGAAGACCACGTGTATCGTGATTGAAGAACATCTTTGGCATTTCGCCACTGTTTAATACATGGTCATATGCTTTTGGGTCGATGGTGTCGTCTACTGAGTCAATGCTACCGAAAACGGAGGCATATCCCTCGATAACACCACTTGATTCAGCTTTATCAAGAGCCTTAAGCTCTGACAGCTTTTCGCTTAACAAAATCTTATTCATTGCTTTACTGGTTCCTGTGTTAACTGTGTCTGTGATACCTGACTTGAATCGGTCTGTCCTAATTGACTTAATGGGAACAGATTAGATTGAGCTGTTAAAGCATCTCCGTCTTCAACTGGAGGCAGACCTTCTTCTATGCGAACTTCATTTCTTGTCTTCCAGCCATTCTGTACTGCAGTAGCAGCAATACGTGATCGACTCTCATCGTTTGCACGATTCAGGAATGACAGTCTGAACTTAACCGTGTGATTATATTTCTCATCTGCACAAGGAACACGCTTCATGATTGCCTGTTCAAGGCTGATAATCATCGGAAGAATCGTTGCTTTATAGAAGTTTGCCGTAACCTGTTCAATGTTTGAACCAGGAGCACCACCATTAGAGTTAATTAACGCACTTGGTACACCGAACCATCGGCATATTTCCTCTACACTGAACTTTCTCGTATCAAGCAGCTGCTGTTCAGCAGGATTAAGATTTAGCTGCTGGAAGGTCATATCAATCGGCAGAACCGGGATTCTGTCTTCATCTCGCATTTTCTGAAACTGACTTGCAACTTCATCTTTCTGCTTATCTGTAAGCATCTTTGGAGTTGTCAGAATGCCTGACATTTTGCCTTTTTTATTGAACACGCTTACAGCAGTTGACTGTGCATAGTTACTCTCAGCAAGAGAAATCTTCATAAAGTCGAGCTTTTTAAGACCGGTAATACCGTTGCCCATGCACTTCCAATGCAGGATGTCAGAGGATTTGTAATCCTGGTATTGATTGTTTTTATCTAGATACCTATAGATTAACTGACCACTGTTCTCATCTCTGTATATCTGCATCTGCTCTGATGATAAAGGATAGATGCCTTTTACCTGGCCTTTCTTCTCTCCGGTCCATCTTGAGATAAGTGCATAAGCATTGCCATGCAGACAGTAATTCATCACCATAGTCGAAAAAAATTCGTATGGTGTCATATCCGCATTAGGCGACTCCGACAGAATATAGTTAAGGTTGCAGTTCTTATCTGCTACCTTATTACCTTTAGAGTCAAACCTGAACACATCACAAGGAAGTGCTGCTATGGTATGAGATAACAGGTCGATACATGCCCATACAGCCGGAATCTGTAAGGCCATATCAGGACTGTAAGGAACACTTCCGTCTACGATTGAGACCATTGGAGAATTATTCTGCCAACCGCTATGGTCTCCGGTAGTGCCTCCCCAATTGGTTAACCAGCGAAAAATGTTCATAAGACCTCAATTAAAATGATAAATCTAAACTTGAAGTGGTATCGTTAACGTACTCGGTTGATACCTGCATGAAGATAGCCTGCTTTATGCACATTATCAGAGCTACAATACCGTCAATCTTGCTCTCAGGGCGTTCCTTGCGTGGATATACATTCTCTTTTGCGTCGCTGTGAGCAACGACGTTAGATGCCATCCACTCAAGCACTGGATTGCCGTCAGTATGCAGTAGTTTCTGATAACAGAGTGACTGCATCTCTTTCATAGCTTCAGAGAAGTTCTGAACTGTAGGCTTGATTTCCACCATTGGCACGCCCTGCTGGCTCAGATTAGATGCCAGCTGATAAGCCTGCCACGGGTCAAAAGCCACAGCCAGCGTATCAAAACGCTGGGAATCCTGCTCAATATAGCTTTGGATTGACTCAAGGTCGTTAATTTCGCCGTCAGAGACGTGAATCAGACCTTGCTTAGCCCACGACTGATACTGCGAGTTGGTTGAGCTCTGAATCCTCTCAGAAGGGAGCCAGAACTCAGGGAATACATAAAAGTGAACGATGTCGTCGTCTTCTATACGCCAAAACAGACGTACAAGAGCTG